ATGTCTTTCTCAACAGTGCGGCCACCAGACTTGCGGGCCATGCGGTCTGCGCGTGGCTTAGGGGCCTCACCAGAAACTTTGCCGCCCTTCTTATACTGGCGCTGGGAAATTGGGCGCAGGCCAGTCTTGGCGTCTGCATTAATAGGTGCAGCAGGCGACCAATCGCTTGAGTCTACCTTCTGATCTCTTTCGCCTGCGAGAGACTTGGCCTTGGCCTTCATCTTCTCACGGGCTGTCTTTGCCATCTGATACATTACAATTCTCCAGCTGGAAATCGGGGCGTCCCCCGCCGCAGGCCTTGCGGAAGTAGGGATAATATACTAGCGTGAGTAATATTAATAGTGTCGATATGGAGATTGAGATGGATTACGACCCAAAAGAACTCAGAGAAGAAATACTAGAAAATGTTCTCAGTATTTACAATTATGCAGCGGCGGCGAATGACTGGAACAGTCCGCCAAAAGAAGTCGAAGAAATAATGGATGATATATTTAGACTTGTTACTTTAGGATTAGAAATTAAGGAATAACTCCTCTTTTCTTTTTCTCAAGCCAAGTGCTAACTCTATCTACCCATTCTGGCGTAGCATAAACAGTTGGAGCATTCATCCGATATGTATATGCAAGCTGGGATGGGTTAGAATATTTTTCTGCGTCTTCCGCCAATAATTTATCAATAAATTCCTTGTTCATTACTTCAAATGGAACATCATGCTCAAACCCGCCAACATATCCGCCTTCTGGGTGTGCGCCGAGCTGGTGTTTATATGTTTTATGCGGAATTGCTGGATCTGTTATAATTTTGCCAGTTGGATCTAGTCTTGCGATTGATCTGCCTGCGCTATAGTCAAGTGCGTGTAATAACTCAGGATCAGTAATTCCGAATCTTGCTGCTCCTACGTCTGGAAAGCCCATCTTTTGAAACTCTCCCATTCCCATTAGTTCAGCAAATTTTGTTCTAGATTTTGCTGGTCCTGTTTCGTAAAAATATTTAGCAATATCTGGGCTTTCTATTCCGGGGAAGTCTTGATACGCCTTCCACTTGTTTTTTGTATTTTCGCGCATTTGGCGATTAAACTCTTTAATATTATCATCAGTTACTTTTGCATCCTTAAACATATTTAAAAGCGTATCAGTCATATGATGAGAATAATCACCTGAACGAGACCCCATTGCAGTATAAATTAAGTGAGGATCATATCCCTCTTCTACTGCGGCCTTAGCTTTGTTTGATAGCATTTTTATGATGTTAGGGTCAGAAGCCCAAACTGATTTATCTGGCCCGTGTGCGGCATCACGAAACATAAAACTGTGACCGGCTTGCATGACAGTTGGATCATCTAACTTTTGCTCGTTAATGCGCGTTAGTAACGATCCGCCTGCAGTTCTATCGCCAAGGGCTGGGATTAAAGCAGTCCCCTCAAGATCCTCTGGACGAATTATATGTCTCTCAGGCAGGCCTTCTAATATCTCATGTTCTGCAGACATCTCTCCCAACGGACGAGAAAGGACCGTCTTAGATATGTCGTGCCACCGCCTAGGGTCTCTCTCTCTGGCACTTTTAGCAATAAAGTCTCCATGTTCGCCGGCTTGTGAAACAACTCTCTTAGCAAGACTTAATGCTTTATCAATTGGAGATGCCTCAGCTTCCGACGGCATAAGCGCGGATGCGCCAATGGACGCAGCCTTCGCCGCCTTACCGGGAAGGCCAAGCGCAGACATTGCTACATTTGTGGGATCACCCTCACGCAAGCCAACAGCAACATCTCGAGCCGCGGCTAGTGGTGCTGCTGGCGTGAAGTATGGAGCTATCTCTGATACTGCCTGCAGTGCAGGCTCAATAACTTCAGTCGTGCCCTTGGGATATGAGCCAAGAGGAAGACGTGCGTGCGTCAGTGGCTCTTCAACAGATAAAGGAGCAAACTCTACGTCGCCCCTAAAGCCCTTCTCATGCTCCATCTCCTTACGAGAGGATATATCTTTTGCAGCCCTAATTGCGGCTTCTATATCGGCAGTTCCTCCATTAGCAAACTTATTTTTTGTAAGATAATCTATTATAGTATTTGAATGAGGGTCTTCTTTATCCCACCAAGGTATTACATCAACATGCGTTTGGCCGCGCATTTTTGCTGCTTCAAGTCTATGGCTCCCATCTGAAACCATCCACTTGGGATTGTCCAAACTAGGTGCGCCAGCTTCTATTGGGGGTATAGGAGTTTCCCTTGATGCATATTCTTCAATTAATTGACGTGATCCCGGCATGTATAACTTTCCACCCGAAAGAGCACTTTCTCCATGTTCCAATTCTTCAATTGGAACTCTAACAATATTTTTAGGATCATAAGAAATCGGAGGTTGAGCCAAAGACTTTATTTTCAATAAATCTCTGTCTTCTTTAGATGCAAACTTTTTAGCTAACTCTATCGCTTCAGACACTGACTTTCCACCTGCAGCATGACCGCGGCGTCCAAACAACGGCGCGACTGCAAAGCTCCATGAAATTAACTTGCGGAATGCCGCATTTGGGTCGTGGTCTTCAAGCGGCAAGTGCGCCGCATTTACTTGACCTCCAGAGGCGCGCTCCTTGCGCAGCTCCTCTTCGATCTTCCCAACCTTGGAGCCCTTTTGGCTTACAGAGTGAACGCCTTTCATCTTTTTCAAGCCACTCTCCCTGTAGTCAATGACGGGCACTTCCTTAATGCCGATCTCTTCAGCCGCAGTCGCCCTGTGGCGCCCGTCGGCTTGGTTGTGCCCAAGGAGCTTTAAGGGTTTAAACTTTTTTCCCTTCTGCATCCTTGACTTAAATGATTCGATAAGGAGCCTGTCCTCTTTTGTGTCCGGCAGGCGCTTTGCGTGTTCAAGATATTGCTTGGGAGACATAATGGCGACACTGCCCGTCTTGCTGCCAGCCTCAAGCGCCGCATCAAGTTTCTTCGACTTCTTCAGTGGGTAGTCGAGGCCCTTGATCGTCTTCTTGCCCATCACTGGTTCTCTATCGGTGGCTCGTTAGACTCAAGGCGCTGCAGCATGTCAGGCGTCAAAAACTTATCGATGACCTGCAATGTCTCAGGGTTCTTTGCAATGTCAGCCGCAAGCTTTACAGCCGCCAGACGCTCTTTGCTTTCCCTGTCGCGCTGACGGTTTGCGGCCTCAAAGCGGTCGTCCTGATTTTTCATCATGGCCTCACGCATACGGGCCTCGGTGTCGGCCCTATCGCTCTCGGCCTGCATCATTGCCTCGCGCAAGCGCGCTTGCGTCTCCATCTGCTTTTGCTGCAGGTCTTGCTGCTTAAGCTTCAGGTCGATCAACTTGTTCTGATCAAGCGGCGCGGCCTGCTGGCCGTTCTGCTGTATCTTTGCTTGCGTGTCCGCCATCTTTGCCTGCGCCGTCAACATCTGCGCGTCGGCAGACTTGTTGGCGACCTTGAGCATCTCGACTTCCTTCATCATCTCTGGCGGCATTTGGCCCGGAGGTGGTGGAGGAGCGAGGAACTGCTCAGGGTTGCTCCAGCCCATCGCCTTCATCGCCGCGAGATCAATTGCCTTGGCGTCATACATTGTTGGGTTAGCAGCCTGAAGTTGCTTCAACGCCATGATCTTCATCAGGCGCTGCGTCTGGCTTGCCGTGTTAGGGTCTGCCTGCGGGACAAGATCACAGTCATCTAATGCTGCGATGAATGTTGCTTCGTCCCAATTATATGTTGGCTTCTTGTTGCGGCCCCAGAAAGACGTTGGGTGCTCGCGGAAACAACGAACGAGCAGCTCGAACTCTTCAGCCTGTGAAACGTGCAGACGCTTGTGGACCGCATTCAAGATCTTCGTAGCTTGGTCGATCAAAGCCAATGTAGTGCCAACGGGTGCGTTGTCCCGTCCCTCGCCTACTTGCAGTTCGCTTGTCGTGCCGACGCGCTGTCCAGTCTCGACCATATTCGTGACGAGGTTCATCAGAGCCATCCCCGGCTCCTTGTATGGCAAAGGCATGATCGCTTGATTGATCGGCAGGCCACCCGTCTTCACTAACGCTCCGCCGCCCGGAGGGACGCGGAATATGTTGGTGTTTTGTCTCGCGCCCGTGTCGGCCATTAAGAAGCCGGGGAAGTTGGCATACATACCTGCGTCCAACATTTCGCGCCATGCAGCTGTCACCGCATTAGTAGTGTTGCCAAGGATGTGCAGTAGACCAATATCGTAAAAGCCCAGACCGGGGACGAACGTATATTTAACAAAGTTGTTTCTTGCTTCAGGTAGTTCGTCACCTTCTTCGCCAGTCGGTTCATCGTAGTTTCTTACAATAGATAGAATCTCTTTCGAGCTTTTATCAATTGTAACACGATACGGAATTTCTAAACCCGTTTCTTTGCCTTTATATTTGTGCTCAAAGCCAAATATATCTAGCTCGCAATAGATTTCATACACTTCCCTGTCACGGTCTTCTGGGTTGCGTGAATCGAGACTGATTCCTTGTTGCTCCATCTTTTCGCGTTGAACTGCATCTAAGTTCTCTGTCAATGGAATAGACAAGTCGACGTCACGATACACGCCAAGGATCTGCAGGCGCTTAACAGTTGACGGACGCATCATTACGCGGTGCGTGATGCGCTTTGCCGTGCTCAGGTCTGTTGCGGCGTTGTTAACGATAAGATCGTCAGCGTCGACACTTTCACTAACCGGCCTTCCGCGAAGAGGGCAGAAATAGACTTTCTTGAAACTGGTCCCTCCAAAACCAAGCATGAATAGCATTCGGTCGGTGTCGGGATAATATTCTCTGGCGATGGCGGTGAGGTAGTGGTTGAGGTCTGTTTCGAGTGCATGAGCGAGTTCATCCTCTTGCAACGTATCACCAGATGATTCGCTCCGAACCTTCACCGGCCCATCAGTCGGAAGCATCTCGCTGCGGGCGTTAGCCTGAAAGCGCAGGACTGCTTCAAGTAGGAGCGGGTGGCGCACTTTGCTCATGCCCTCCACAGGCGCTCCGTCGGATGCGCCCTGAAGGCCCGGAATTTCGATCTTGAGGCCGAGCAACTTAATGCCCTGCGCTCTATCTTCAATCCAGTCTCCGCGGCTGTCCAAGTCATCTTGAACGCCACGGAGTAGCTCATACGAAATGCGTTGCAGTTCACCTTGGTCGATGTCATCGACTAAGTTTGAGAACCATTCCCTTGCTCTTTCTGCCTCACTCGGACCGTCAACTGGTCGACCATCGAGTGATACACTGATGGAGCCATCATCGTGCTCAATACGGAGGATGTTGCCATTGTCATCTGTGTCGGGCTTGTCCTCTCCGTCCCCTATTTCAACCATCACGTCTTCGAGACCGCCGAGCCC